CAAGTACAGCAGCTTTGCAGGTGATTGGTCATTTTAACCTTTCTCTCTCTGGTACATGGAGTGCCACAGTTACTATCCAACGTAGCTGGGATAAAAGCACATGGTTCGATGTAGACACCTTTACGTCTAACTATGAAGGCACAGGGTTTGACGCAGAAGAAGTCTACTATCGTGCAACAGTTTCAGGGTATGCCTCAGGCAGTGTTGTTATTCGTCTATCAGACAACCGTAACTTCACTGGCAAGAGTGTCTTCTACGCATAGGGTCAACTAAAGATGGAAACAAGTTGGCACCTAAGTAAGTCAGTACCTGTCACTTTGGTATTAGCTATTGTAGCTCAAACACTAGCTCTTGTCTGGTATATATCCAGTTTGGATAGTGCTGTCAAAGCTAATGCCAGAGACTTGATCCGTAATGAAACCCGTATAGAATCTCTTGAAGGTATCGTTCAAACTCAAGCTGTAACTCTTGGACGTATGGATGAGAACATCAAAGCTATTAGAGATTCAGTAGAAAAAATGGCTTCGAAATAACTTGACATTTGTTTAAAATTGTGGTAAAATGGCAACATTAGAACAAATAAGAGATACTGCTGAACAAGACCTAGTAACTTTTATTAAACTTATAGCACCTGAACAAGTACTAGGTCAGTGTCACGAAGATGTCTGCAATTGGTGGACAAGAGAAGACAGCAAGTCTCATCAGCTTCTTTTGTTTCCTAGGGACCACGGCAAGTCAAGACTTATAGCTTATAGAGTTGCATGGGAGTTAACCAAAGACCCTACACTCAGGATACTCTATATCTCAGCAACAGCTAACCTAGCAGAGAAGCAGCTAGGCTTTATCAAAGGCATACTTACATCTGAAATATACAGACGGTACTGGCCTGATCACGTAAACTTTGATGAAGGCAAACGTACACGATGGACCAACTCAGAGATTATGTTGGACCATCCTTTAAGGAAGAAAGAAAATGTTAGAGACCCTTCGATCTTTACTGGCGGACTTACGACTTCGCTTACAGGTCTTCATTGCGACATCGCAGTCCTTGATGATTGCGTGGTGTATGAAAACGCTTATACAGGTGAGGGAAGGAATAAAGTCAAAAGTCAATACTCTCTTCTCTCCTCTATTGAAGGTGCTGAAGCGAAAGAGTGGGTCGTAGGTACTAGGTATCACCCTGCCGACTTGTACAACGATCTTCTTCAAATGATGGAAGACCAGTACGATGATAACGGCGAGAAAATAGGTGAGGAGAATATCTACGAGATATTTGAGAGACCAGTAGAAGACCTAGGGGATGGCACAGGCGAGTTTCTCTGGCCTAGACAACAACGAAAAGACGGTAAGTGGTTTGGGTTTGACATTAAGATTCTCGCTAAGAAACGAGGTCAGTACCTAGACAAAGGTCAGTTCAGAGCACAGTACTACAATGACCCCTCTGATCCTGACAATGTACCCGTAGGCAGCGAAAAGTTTCAGTACTTTGATCGTAAACATTTGAAAGAAGAAAACGGTTACTGGTTCTACAGAGACAACAAACTAAATGTTTATGCAGCAGTTGACTTCGCATTTAGTTTATCCAAGAAGGCTGACTCAACAGCTATCGTTGTCATAGGAATAGACTCAGAGAATAATATTTACGTCTTAGATATTGACAGGTTCAAGACTGATCGTATCTCAGTTTACTTTGAGCATATCTTTCACTTGGTCAGCAAATGGTCATTCAGAAAGATGAGGGCTGAAACAACGGTAGCACAGATGGCTATCGTTAAGCAACTAAAAGAACTAATCAAACAACACGGTTTGTCTTTAAGTATCAACGAGTACAGACCTAACAAGAGCCAAGGCAACAAACAAGAACGGATAGCTTCTATTTTGGAACCTCGTTATGATAACATGAGTATGTGGCACTACAGAGGCGGCAACACTCAGATACTAGAAGAAGAATTATCTTCTCGTAACCCTGCACACGATGACGTTATAGATGCTCTAGCTTCAGCCGTTGACATGGCAGTTAAACCTTCTAGAAAAGTCTTTAGAAGCAGAGACAACGTTGTACAGTTTAATAAAAGATTTGGTGGAGTTTCGTTCTAATGGCTGGAACAACTATTGATCTCTCTTCTGTTATAGCTCCTCACGCATTAGCTACGGAGATTGCAGATAGATGGACTATCTGGAATAATTCTCGTCAGCAAAAGATTGAAGAGTGGAAAGAAATCCGTAACTATATCTACGCAACGGATACTCGTACTACATCTAATAGTAAGCTACCTTGGACTAACAGTACGACAACACCTAAGCTAACACAGATTGCTGACAATTTACATGCTAACTATTTCTCAGCTTTGTTTCCTCAGAAACGTTTCTTTAGGTTTGAAGCAAGTGATCAAGAGGCTAACACAAAGAATAAACGTGACGTTATCCAAGCTTATATGCAAAACAAAATACGTCAGTCAGACTTTGAGAATACTGTAAGCAAACTTATTAATGATTACATCCAGTACGGAAACTGTTTTGCTACTGTAGATTTTGTCAGAGACTACACAGAGTACGAGGATGGTGAAAGGGCCGTAAACTATGTTGGACCTAAGCTTGTTCGTATTTCTCCTTTTGATATTTGTTTTAACCCCTTAGCTGCTTCTTTTGTAGACTCACCTAAGATTGTCAGAAGTCTTCTTACAAAAGGGGAAGTCAAAAGAAAGATTGACGAAACTGTAGACAATGCTTATATGAACGACATCTTTGAGAAGATGATGTATAACCGTTCATATGCTACAGGTAATGACGTAGATGTACATAAGTCAGAGGGTTTCTTAGCTGATGGGTTCTCTGACATCAAGCAATACTTTGAGTCTGACTACGTAGAAATACTTACCTTCTACGGTGACATGTACGATGCTGATACAAACAAGTTCATGAAGAACCGTGTTATCACAGTCGTAGATAGGTCTTATGTCTTGTCTAACGAACAGAACCCTAGTTGGTTAGGTAAGGCTTCTGTCTTCCATGCAGGTTGGAGAGACCGTCCAGATAACCTCTATGCAATGGGTCCACTGGATAACCTAGTAGGTATGCAATATCGCATTGACCACCTAGAGAACCTCAAGGCTGATGTCTTCGATCAAATAGCCTATCCCATTCTCAAAATCAGAGGTGACGTAGAGGACTTTGACTTTGAGCCAGCAGCCCGTATATACATAGGTGAAGAAGGTGACGTAGGATATTTAGTACCTGATGCAACAGCACTCAACGCTGACTTCCAGATTCAAAACCTAGAAGCCAAGATGGAGATGATGGCAGGTGCACCAAGGGAGGCTATGGGTATCCGTAGTGCAGGTGAGAAGACAGCCTTCGAAGTAAACCAATTGATGACAGCAGCAGGTCGTATCTTCCAGCATAAGACTGCACACTTCGAAAGAGTTTTCTTAGAGCCAATCCTCAACGCTATGCTCGAAGCAGCTAGACGTAATATGGACTATGCCGATACTATCAGAGTCCTCAACGAGGATACTGGTGTCTTCTTCTTTGAAGAGATTACCAAGGAAGACATCAAGGCTAACGGTAAGATAGTACCTATGGGTGCTAGACACTTTGCTGAAAGAGCACAGAGAGTACAGAATATTACTCAGCTATATCAACTCAAACTAGCTGACCCTGCCATAGCTGTGCATATGTCAGGTAAAGAATTTGCTCGTATCCTAGCTGATGAACTAGGTGAACCCACCCTGTTTGCTGAGAACATTGCTGTCAGTGAGCAAATGCAAACTGAGAAAATGACAATCGAAGCTCAAGTTCAACTCCAAGAAGAACAAGAGATAGCAATTGAGAAAGGACTCTAAGATGCCTTATATGAAAGGTAAAGTCAAACCATATAAGAACACGACTAAGAAGCCAATGGAAAAGAAAAAGAAACCGATGAAGAAATAAATAATGAAGTCCTATTGGTTTTCTAAATGCAAAACACCTGAGGAAAAGTTTGAGCTACGACAAAAAATCTTGTCAAACCGTGAAAGCTTAGACCGACTCAGAGAAATACTTGAGCCTATGCTCAAGGATACAGGACCAGAGGCTGACTATGACAGCCCCTCATGGGCCTACAAGCAAGCTGATCGTATCGGCTACAACCGAGCACTAACCAAGGTGCTTGATATTATCAATCTAGACAAGGAATAAAATTATGGTATTTTCTGAGCAGAGTCAAACCACAGACCAAACTCAGGTAGAGCAACAAGTACAAGAAGCCCCACCACAGGATTCGTACTTACAGAAGCTCGTAGAGACTAAGGGAGAAAACTGGAAAGACCCAGAGGTACTAGCCAAAGGCAAACTAGAAGCTGATGGTTACATAAAGAACTTAGAGGCTCAACTTGAAGAAATGAAAGAAGACCTCAAAAAGTCAGAGTACCAAAGGGAAGTTTTCGAACAACTTCAGAGTAAGGCCGCTGATTCTACTACAGCAAACTCTGGAGTGTCTCAAGATAAAAGTAGCACTAATAATCAGAATACCACTGCAAGTGTTAGTGAGGAAAACCTGAAGAGCCTAGTTGAACAGACACTTACTCAACGAGAAAAAGAGAATGTTATTAAACGTAATCTTGCTCAAGTTGATGCGGAGCTAGAAAAAACCTTTGGCACTGAAGCTAAGGTTGAAATCGAAAAGAAAGCCTCACAATTAGGTATGTCTTTGGAACGTATGCGTGACATTGCTGCCGAATCTCCAAATGCTTTCTTTGCTCTAATCGGTGAAAAACCACAGCAACCTTTTAGTCCTTTGACTCAAGGTTCTGTACGTACCGAAGGTGTCAATATGCAGACCTCTACGGAACGTAATTTCGATTACTACCAAAAACTCCGTAGGGAAAATCGTAACTTGTACTATTCAGCCAAGACGCAACAACAAATGTTCGAGGACAAATCTCGTCTTGGTGAAAAGTTTGGTGCATAATTGAAAGGAACTTAGAAAATGGCTATGACCACTTCTAACACATCGTTCCTGCAACGTGCTCAAGTTTACTCAACAGAACTCAAAGAGATTCTGCGTGAGGAAATGATGGCACAACGATATGTGCGTATGCTTGACGGGTTTCCAGATGGTAACACCTTCAACATTCCATCTATCGGACAGGCGCAGGTCGATAACTATGTAGAGGACAGTGCTGTAACGTACCGTCCACTCGACACAGGTAACTTCACCTTTACGATTGACAAATACTTGTCATCAGCTACCTACATGACCAAGAAAGCTGAACAAGACTTGTTCTACGCTAACGAGTTAATGTCTCGTTTCGTTCCTGAACAAGAACGTTCAATCATGGAACACTTTGAGACAACTACTTTTGCTGCTGCTGACTCAGGCAACGAAAACAGCAACCGTGCTCTCAACGGTGTTAACATGCGTATTTCTGGTGGTAACGCAGGTGTAATCGAACTCGCAGACTTTGCGTATGCTCGTTATGCTCTGAAGAAACAACACGTACCAGACAACAATCTGGTCGCTATTGTTGACCCATCAGTAGAGTTCCAACTGAACTCTCTTGGCAACCTTGTAAACGTGTCAAACAACCCACGTTTCGAAGGTATTGTTCGTGACGGTATCGCAACTGGTATGCGCTTCGTAGCAAACGTATACGGTTTCGATGTATATTGTTCTAACTTCTTGCCTGACGCATTTGCAGGTGACACGATCCTAGAACGCAATGGCTCTACCGATACAGACGTATCTGGCGGTAAAGTTAACTTGTTCTTCTCTGCGGATCAGTCTGTAAACCCATTCGTGGGTGCATTCCGTCAGATGCCAGAAGTTGACTATGACTACAACAAAGACCACCAGCGTCATGAGTTCGTAACTACGGCTCGTTATGGTGTCAAGTTGTACCGTCCTGAGAACATGGTTCAAGTTGTCTCATTGACAACAATATCATAAGGGAGGGATAACTTATGTCTTATGTTAACGCAGACGGTCTGGAAATCCTTGCCTCAGGTGATGCAGGTACTCCAGCAAAACGAGGTACAGCAGTATCTCCTACAAAAAGCCTCGTAATGGTGCTTACTGGTACAGAGCTTCCCTCTGCTGCCGCTACTCCCCAAGATAACGATGCTTTCATTCCAGCAGGTTCGTTCATTGTCTCAGCTAACCTTGTTGTCACTTCAGCTTTCACCTCAGGTGGTGCAGCTACTTTGACAATCGGTGCTTATGAGCAAGACGGTTCTGTTGTAGATGCCAATGGTATCGACGATGCTGTTGCTCTTGCGGCTATCGGAGCCAACAAAGCAGTAGCTTGTGACGGTGCTCTCGTAGGCGGTACAGCAACTGTTGGTGCAACCGATGTTTATATCGAAGCTTACTATGGCACAGCAGCCTATACTGCTGGTGAAGCCAAGTTGGTTATCGAATACATCGAACCATAAAACACTAGGGTGTCCCTAAAGTTTTTTAGGGGCATCCTCATTTTTTTCTTGACAAGATAGATAAAGTATGTTATCATATCTTTAACTGATGCAGGGGCTATATATGGCTAACGTAAATCACAGTTCACTTACTGATCCTTACTTACATGAACCTAAAGG